AGAAGTCATGCCATCGAGTGTCTGCATGCCCTCGCGCGCGCGCATCACCTTTGCCCGCTGTGATCGCCTCGCACCGGCCATTCAGTTGGACGCCTCCGCGGTGCGGCGGGAGCATAGAGGCATCCCCAAAAGGGGCCTATCAACCTACTCGCCAACCTGCACACATGAAAAAGTCCAAGTTGTTCCGCGTGGCTACCGAAGGTGCCACTACTGATGGCCGCACCATTTCTCGGGCGTGGATCGAGCAAATGGCTCGCAACTTCGACCCGAAGAAATACGGCGCCCGTGTCTGGATCGAGCACATGCGCGGCCTGCTGCCTGACAGCTCGTTTGCCGCCCAGGGCGACGTGCTTTCCGTGCAGGCCAAGCAGGAGGCAGACGGCAAGCTCGCGCTGTATGCGCAGATTCAGCCCCTGGACTCGCTGATCGCCATCAACCAAAAGGGCCAGAAGCTCTATACCTCCATCGAGGTGGACCCCGATTTCGCGGGCTCCGGAGAGGCCTATATGGTCGGCCTGGCCGTCACCGACACGCCGGCCAGCCTGGGCACCGAGATGCTGCAGTTTGCCGCGCAGCATCCCAACACCAGCCCGCTGGCCGGCCGCAAGATCAAGCCGGGCAACCTCTTCACCGCCGCCGAGCATTTCAGCCTGGAGCTGGAGCAAGAAGCCGCAGTCCCTACTGGCAGCGATGCCGGCGCCATGCAGGCCATGGTGGGCATGTTCTCCAAGTTCCTGGACAAGCTCTCCCCACAGCAGCCCGAGAAAAAGCCCGAGCCCGTGCAGACGCACAGCGCGACGGCTGACCAGGCGCCGCTGGTGGAAGCCTTCGCCGAGGCCAGCAAGGTGCTCAAGACCATGGCGCAAAAGCAGGACGAAATGGCCGGCCAGTTCGCCCAGCTGCAAACGCAGCACACCGACCTGGTGAAAAAGCTCAGCCAGCAGGAACAGACGGGCCATCAACGCCCACCCGCCACAGGCGGCAACGGCCAGGCAATGGCCGACTACTGATAGCCGCGTCAGGCCCACCAGACCACCACCGACACACCGAGGAAAACCACAATGCGCAACGAAACCGCAGCCCTCTTTGATGCCTACACGACACGGCAAGCCCAACTGTCGGGCGTGGCCAGCGTCGCGCGACACTTCAACGTCTCGCCGACCGTGCAGCAGAAGCTGGAAACCCGCATGCAGGAATCGAGTTCATTCCTGAAGTCCATCAACATCCTGCCCGTGGTGCCGCAGCAGGGCGAAAAGGTGGGTCTGAGCCTCACCCGTCCCGTCGCCAGCCGCACGGACACCACCGCTGACGGCCCCCGCAAGACCAAAGATCCGACAGGCAAGGACAAGACCGGATATCACTGCCTGCAGATTGATTCCGATACCCACATCAAGTACGCGATGCTCGATGCCTGGGCGCACTTCCCCGACTTTCAGGTGCGTATCAGCGACCTGATTGCCGAACGCAATGCGCTGGACCGAATCATGGTGGGATGGAACGGCAAGGAAGCCAAGGCCACCACCAACCTGACCGCCAACCCTCTGCTGCAGGATCTGACCAAGGGGTGGCTGCAGCGCCTGCGCGAAGAGGCGCCCGAGCGCGTCATGTCTTCTGGCAAGGTGGCGGGCAAGGTCACTGTGGGGCCGGGTGGCGACTACAAGAACCTCGACGCCCTGGCCATGGATGCCAAGCACTCGCTGATTGATTCGTGGCACCGCAAGCACCCGGATCTGCGCGCCATCTGCAGCGATGACCTGATGCATGACAAGCTGTTCCCCATCGTGAACAACAACGATCTGCCCAGCGAGCGCCTGGCGGCCGACATGGTTGTGAGCCAGATGCGCCTGGGCGGCAGTCAGGCAGTGACCGTGCCTTTCTTCATCGACGGTGGCCTGCTCATCACGCCTCTGAAAAACCTGTCCATCTACTGGCAACGCGATGCGCGCCGCAAGGCCATCATCGACAACCCGTCCATGAACCAAGTGGACTTTTTCAACAGCTCCAACGACGACTATGTGATCGAGGATTTCGGCGCCTGCGCCTTCGTCGAAAACATCGAATTCATCGAATAGCCAGGCCCCAAGCCGAGGGGCCAAGGCCGCGCAGCAGCTCAGCGGCGCGGCCCATGTTGCAAGCCACCACCTGGAACACACCATGCCAATGACTCCCGCGCGCCTGCACCGCATGCGTGTGCTGGCGGAACAAGAGGCCGCCGCATCCGCCGCCATCGACCCGCACGGCCCCATGCAAGGCAGTGAACACCAGCTCATGCTGGCCACGCTCCACGCCCACAAGTCCACGCTGAAAAACATCAAGGCCGTCGAAAACAAGATTGCGGCAAAAGCCAAGTTCCTGCCCGACTTTGATGCCTACCTCGACGGCGTGCTGCAGGCCGATGCCGGCGCGCATGACCCGGTGCTGGTGGAGGTGCTCGTGTGGCAGATCGACGTGGGCAATTGGCCCCGCGTCCTTGAACTGGCCGACTACGCGCTGCGTCACCAGCTCAAGATGCCCGACCAGTACAACCGCGACCTGCCGGCCGTGGTCATGGAAGAAACCGCCGAGGCCGCCATTGCCGGCAAGCTGGCCGGCCATGACGCCCTGGTCACGCTGGCCAAGGTGGATCAGCTCACCACCGGCCTGGACATCCATGACCAGGTGCGCGCGAAGCTGCACAAGGCCATCGGCTGGGCCGCCATGGGCAAGACCACCACCACCGAGGTGGACCCCAAACAGCTGGAGCTGCAGCCCGTGCAAATCGCGCTGGAGCACCTGACACGCGCCGTCACCTTGTTTGACAAGGTGGGCGTGAAAAAAGACGTGGAGCGATTGGAGCGCCGCTTGACCGAGCTGCAGTCCGACGCTCCCACCTGAGCGCACCCCCCCGCGCCGGGCGGCTCCGTTGCCACGGCCATCTGGCCATGCCACGCACGGCCAACGCCACGGACCACCGCCCACCTACACCACCCGCCACCGCCTGCCATGTCCTTCATTGCCAACGCCAACCCGCCCGCATCCACCGCAGAGCCCACCGTAAGCAATGACGGCTGGTTTCCCGACCTGGCGCCCACCCAGGTGCGCGATGCCTGCCGCCTGGACGGAACCGTGACCACCGCGCGCCTGCTGCCCGCCCTCAAGGCGGCCATGCTCAGCGTCAATGCTGAGCTGTACGAGTGGGCGGCCGAGCAGCGCGCCCGCTGGGGCTATGCGCAGCTGGCGGACGTGCCCGCGCCACAGGTCGGCGGCGAAAGCGCCAAGCTCCTGCACTACCGCCGCGCCGTGCACGAATGCCTGCAGGCGGATCTGCAAGAGGCCTACCGCGAAAGCGCGGCCACCAAAGTGGGCGGCGGAGGCGAGGAAGCCGTGCGCGAGGCCCTGGCGGCCAAGGTTGACTACCACCGCAAAAACCAGCGCTGGGCCATTGCCGACCTGGTGGGCCGTGCCCGCTGCACCGTGGAACTGCTGTAGCCATGGCCACCATCAGCAGCCCCACCACCACCGTGCGCGCCCATGAGCACGACACGCTGGACGCCCTGTGCCACCGGCACCTGGGCCGCACGGCTGGCGCCGTGGAAGCCACGCTCAACGCCCACCCCGGCCTGGCCAAGCGCGCCGCAGGCCTGGGCGCTGGCGAGCCCGTCCAACTGGTGGCCGCGCCCGCGCCGGCCCGCCCAATGATTCAACTGTGGGACTGATATGGACCGCGAAACCATCGTGAAAGCCGTTGCCATGGAGGGTGCCAAGGCCGCCCCGCCCGTCACCGTCGTGGCCGCGAACGTGGCCAATGGCTGGACCATGACCCACACGGCCACGGCGCTGACCATCCTCTACGTGCTGCTGCAGGCGGCATACCTGCTGTGGCGCTGGAGCAATGAACGCGAAGACCGCCGCGCCAAGCAGGCGCGCGAGGCGCTGGACCAGGCCGCAGCCTGCAAGGTGCAGGCATGAGCGGCCAGCGCATCCCCGCCAAGCTGCTGGGCATCGGCGCGGCCATCGTCACCGCCTGGATTGCGGCCGAGGGTTTCAGCTCGGGGCCCATCGTGCCCGTGCAGGGAGACGTGCCCACCATCGGCCACGGCGCCACGCACTACGAGGACGGCAAGCGCGTGACCATGGAAGATCCGCCCATCACGCGCGAGCGCGCCCGGCAGCTGGCAACCAACCTGCTGGAAGCGCAATACGGCACCTGCGTGCGCGACTCGCTGGGCGACACGCCCGTGCACCCCGCCGAATTCGCCCAGGCCGTGGACTTTGCAGGGCAATACGGCTGCGGCGCCTGGCGGGGCTCCAGCATGCTGGCGCGCACCCGGGCCGGCGACTATGCGGGCGCCTGCCAGGCCTACCTGGCCTATCGCTACATGACCAGCGCCCGGCAGGAGGCCGCAGGCTGGACCACGTACCAATGGGACAGCGCGGGCCGGCCGCGCCGCTGGCGCTTTGACTGCAGCACGCCGGGCAACCGCGTTTGCCGCGGCGTATGGACCCGGCAGCTCGCGCGGCACAGCGCCTGCATGGAGGCCCTGACATGACCCCGAACCACCACCAGCGCGGCCTGCTCGGCTCGCAAATTCTGCTGCCCGGCGTGCTGCTTCTGGCTTTGATCCTGGCCACCTTCTGCGCGGGCGTGCTTTACGAGGGCCGCAGCGCCGCCAAAGCACAGCAGACCGCCCTGCAGGCCCAGCAGCGCAAGGCCGACGAGGCCGTGGACAAGCTGCGCGCCGAGCGCGACGACACAGAGCGCGACTTGCGCAAGCAGATCGCTGAACAGAAAAACCAGCTCGAAACCATCCAAGGAGCCGCCAATGCCTCTCACCAAACCCATGTCGCTGGCGTGCGTGCTGGCACTGTCCGCGTGCGCGTCCCCATCGTCCCTGCAGTGCCCGCCTGCGGTGGACCTGCGCCACGCGGCACCGCCCAGGGTGGAACCGCTGGGCCTGAAACCGCGTATGCCCAACTTGACCCAACGGCAGCAGCAAATCTTGCCGACATCGCCCACGATGGGGACCAGGGAATCCGGGAGCTGAATCACTGCATCGACCGATACGAGCTGATGCGCAAGGCCATGGACCGCTGGACCGAGCAGACGCTGGCCGGAATGGGGGGCTGACATGCTCAAGCTGCAGAGCCTGCGCGACTTCCTGGCCCAATGCGCGCCCGACCTGGCGCGCGACCCTGAGAATTTCATCGTCTATGGCGATGACGGCCGCCTCATCGCCACGGGCACGGCCTCGCTGTCCTTCGAGTACCGATACACCGCCTATGCCACCCTGCTGGGCTACGCGGGCCACCCGGACGCCATCATGGTGCCGCTGCTGGCCTGGTGCCAGGTCAACCAGCCCGAGCTGTTCGACAACCCCGCCAAGCGTGAGAACGCCATACGCTTCGGCGT